CATCTGTGTCGTAATAGATAACACTATAGTCATTAGCGTCAGCAACTGTTTCTGCTACGTAATCAATGCCATTGCTATATATCTGGGCAGATAAAATGAAGAACTGGTACCAGCCATCTTTAGCAGTAGGAAATGTAATAACATCTGGAACATAATCATCCAGAACAGGGTCTCCTGTTTCGTTATGAGCTACTGAATTATCTATTTCTATATAGGCAGGAGTACCTTCTACATCGTTTTTACTGGCTATAACATAATTAGCTCGTTGATGTCGTTCATCTTCCCCATTACCGTACACAGTATTATCTGTCAAGAAGTTATTAGAGCAGTCACTCTGCACTCCTGATATTGCATATTCAAATATTAAAGCCATAGTTTTTAATTAAAAAAGGGATGAAGCAGAACCTCATCCCTTTAATGTTAGATATATTCCACTCTTTTAAAGTGTATTACTCATACTACTTTTACACAGATAGGGAAGTACCGTGAATAGTGTTAATTACGGTCTGGAATACAGTCTGATTATCAGCTCCACCCCCTGCTACAAATGCTACCTGTACCTGGTATTTAGTACTAAAGCTACCATCCATTTCATCTTTCGATGCAAAAACAGGTTGAGTCTCAAGATAATAAACATCATATGTACCGCCTGCTATTACATTGAAATCAGGAGCAGGTCGTCTACGATCAATCTGATCATAGTATCCCATAGAAGCTCCATGCAGTCTTACCTGCTCTGTCATATAAAGAGCAGAACCAACTCCTACAAGACCACCAGCATTAGTGGTATGTGTTGCATCTTCAGCAGTCTCACCTGAAGCAGAGCTAAAGGTAAGGGTTGGATCTTGGCCTTCAAACTGTAATCCTAACTCTGTAGGAATTGTATCACCAAGGTCTAAAGTTTCAGTGTTAGCAATAACTTCAGTTGCACCTGTATATGGCCTGTCTAGGGTCATATCGTTGGTAGCAATTAAAGCGGCTTGATACAGACTACCATAAAGGCTAATCCAAGTACCAGTGGTTACACCATGAGTGGCTCCTAGAACAGCAACAGTGCTGCCATTAGTAACAGTACAAGTAGCTGTATTACCAAATACAGATCCAGAACCGTTGTTAAGAACAAGTACATTATCATTCACGAAACGTACATTCTCATCACGATTAGTTACAGCAGCTAAAAGAGATAGTACAACCTCATAATCACTATCAGTAGATCTGATATTTGAAGCCTCAAAACTATCCTTATCTACTCGTTGGTTAATACCATGAGTGTCTCTGATAAGTTTAATTTCAGCAGAATCTCTATCTGCAAAGGTTGGCCAGTTAAAAGAACCAGCGGTTCCATTATAACCAACAGCTACCTTATGGGTAACATCAGCAGCAACAGCAGACCCCTTTGGAAATCCAGTAGAGGTTGTAGCAATTACCATAGGCTGACTAACTACAGGGCCACCTGCAGCAGTACCTACAGCAACGATGTACTCCGTAAACGGATCATCATCATTAGCTGCATTAATAAGAACTGACTTGCTTGTAGCTGGATCAATTCCATAAATTCCTACGCTTCCAGGAAATAACATGTCTGGAGTGACGGCAGTAGAAGCAGTATCAACTGCACTTCTGGCGTATTTAACGTCTCTTCCTACGATTAATTTTTTCATTTTTTCAATGTTTTATTTTAAATAATATTTTATTCATTTTGTCTAGTCTCGAGAACCTGCTGCTGATAGTTAGGAGCCTGAATTAACGCTGACATATGCTGAACAGTCATATCGACTATTTCATTATGCGTATGCACAGGTAACTCAGAGTCTACTCTTTCAGTGCTAGGTTCTATATAACCAGGCCCATATACAATAGCTCGTGGCACTTTGATGTAATTAATATTAACTTCAGTAATATCAAGGGTACCATCACCGTATATATAGATTTTATCATCTACCATCGTACCTACCATACTTTCTATAGTAGATTTGGCAAATGCATGTTTAAGTGTTCTAGGTAAGAATTCTCGTTTAACAATTCTTACAGGTGCCATTACAGCAGTATTATCATCACAGTCCGAGTTCACCTTAACCATTACCCAGGCATCAATCAGAAACATATACTCTGGGTCTGAAGCAACCCAGGCTGCATAAGCATCCTGATCCTCCTGGGGGTCTAATTCTGTAGGTATAGGAAGAGTCCAAGGTTGAATAGCTGGTGGTAATACTATATACCAACTATCTCCAACAGTACTAGTAACATATACATCATAGAAGTTAGTATTAGTATCTATATCTGCTTCTGCAACACTAGTACCTCGCACTGTAGGTACAATCAATGTACGCAAATCATCCAGTCGTTTCTGGGTTTGCTGAAATTCTAAAGGATCTGAAAGTGATTTATCAAACCTTTGCTTAACAAATCTCTCCTGCATACGTACCAATTGAAGGTCTATTTCTTCGCCCAGGACATCGCCAAAGGCGTATGATCCCATGCGCTGAAGACCTTGTTGTGTGGCAATATGCATTTCCTCCGAAGTCATTATTTAACTGTTTCTACTGGGTCTATTTTTACTGACTCGTCTCTTGGTTCTGACTCTACAGTCTCTGCTACAGCCTTTTCAACGATTGGTGGTGTATTAAACTCGATAGGAGAAGCTTGCTTAACTCTTTCTTTTAAAGATAACAGCACAGAACTATGCTTGGCATCTCTAAGATAGAGGATGGAATCATCCATATTATCACCAATTTTCTCGTCTCCATTATAATACGCATTACCAACATGGTTGATATAGCCTAAAGAAACACACTCAGAGATAAAGGCTCGCTCTTCTAACTTGTCATCTTTAACAATGCTAAGGAAAACATCAGCGTCTTTTTCTCTTTGCTCATCAATGTAGATCTCTTTTATGTCATTGGTCATGTCACGATACTTACCCAAGGTAGAATCATGTTTCTTATACATTTCCATAACCCAGTTGACCTTTAGGGTATTTACTTTACCCGCCTTGTCTTCCTTAAAGAGTTTCAAAAACTCCAAATCAGCCTCTTTACGAACTGCTAATTTCTGTGTTTTTTGCTTAATAAGCTCTTTGTTATCTTCTACATAGAAAGGATAAATATCCCTGTTGGAATATTCATCCTCACTAACAGCAACTTTTGAGCTTACTTTACAAAACTTGTATGCTATCCAGTCTTTGACATTAGCTATTGAAGGCAGGCCATTTTCACCTTGCCAGATGTTGAATTCAAGCCCTTTATCAGGAACCCTAAGGCTGAAATCAGCCCAGTATTCTGCAGTTTTTGAATCCCAGTTTGGAGAAGAAGGCTCGATACCAATGATGGTTGGGAGTAATATTTTCTCCTCTGCAGGAGTAAGTCCTCTTAATACATCTCTGGTCTCTGATTTCCATTCAGATCCAACTTTAGTTACAGAATCCTTGTAAACATCTGAAGGCACTCTGCTCTTATTTACCCTAAACAGGGTAACCATTACGGTTCCTCCTATCCTAGGTAGTGTAATAACTTCTGTCTTTGTTGTCATGTCTATATGTTTAAGTTACAATTACGATAAAACGTTCTCCAATAAGAAACAGTTGGTTGGTCGTTTGATCTGAATACCACAAGACTTCATCATGTGAACACTTGCAGCATCAATATCAGACGCTCTCAACGGACTGTCAGGGAAACCTTTAGGCGTAGTTGCACCAGAAACGGCCCACTCCATACTCTCACGACCTCTCTCAGCCACATACTGTATGTTGGCTTCGCCATCATAAGTACTCATGTCAAGGAAAATCATCTTGTAAGAATCTAAAGGTAAACCACTAATTGGGTGCGAGCCTGAAATGTCAGCCCTAACTCCTGAATCTAGTAAAGGAAGTTTACGGAAGGTGATACGGTGTCCATCCTGATGGATGTAAGTATTAAAATAGTTACCATAAACCAGGCCACCACTACCTTCTTTAATAAATTTATCTGAATCAATCAACTGGAATCCAGAGTTGCCAGCAGCACCTTTCAGCGCATTATCAACTTCTTCCATTCCACCTGTGCCAGTAAATACTTCGATATTCATCATCTGAGAATCCGAAGTGTTAAACATGACATCACGTATGGTTGACTTAATCTTATTTTCAGTTAAGAATGTATAGGTATCCTTATTAGGGATTTGCTCATACACTCCAGAACCCAGTGGAATAACTTCTCCAGAGTCCTCATCAATATTATGGATCACTCCATTTTCATCTTTGTTGTACTCATTTTCCCACAAAGACTGCTCAATTTCTTCTCTCCACTCTAATGTGCGGATATAAGATTCCCAATCTGACCAGAACTTAGTTCGGCCCTTATCAGTTACAAGCTCGATAACCATAATCTTATTCTCTACATTACCTCTGTAGCGATATGATTTTCTAAGCAGAGTAACCTGATTGGTCATCATTGAAGGATTGTAGCTCCTAGACTCTACGCCTCTTGAAGCCTCCATGCCAACTGGTGCAAACAATCGACCCCAGGTAACTCCTGCGGCCAGCTCAGTGAGCGGCATAAATGCAGTAGCTGAAGGATTGATTAGTTGACATTTGTACGCCCATTCACTACCAACCTGAACTGGTTCAGACTGGATACGAGCTTTGTAACCCTTAGGTGATATAATCACGAAAGACTTAGCAAACCACTTATCCTTGTATTGGATCATGAAAGTGCTGTGTCCAACACCTGGCTTGTCGCCTGCAGTATAAAGTGCAGTACCAACTGTGGAAGTTTTCTTAGGACGACCAATTATAGGAATACTATAATCAGTAGCATCTAATGAACGAATCTTACCCATACCCTCGGTAAGGAAAGATAAAGGAAACCTCTTGTCGAGTCTTCCATACAGATGCGTGATAGCTGGGCTAAGGATATCAGACTTATGCTGCAAGGCATTAGCGATATGATTGACCGAGCTGTACGCTGCTTCGTTAAAAGTATCTTCATACAAACGAAGTTTTTCATTAATTGTAGCCATCTTCTTATTTTTAAATTATTAGTTACTTATTTCAATAAGTCAGCAAAGTTAAGTCCCGTAAGACTCTCCATTCCCTTCTTGTCATCTAAGGTGCCATCATCACGGTTACCCGCAGATCCAGCACCTTTTAATCTTGATTCTCTTTTACTATTAGCATCAGCCAGGGCTGCTAAGTCCTGAGCTACTTTCTTAGAACCTCCTATTTTAAACTCACTAAACACCATATACTCAAGCATCATACGCTGCTCCAAGGTAAGGGCCATATTCTTCTGGCCTCTTAAAGTGGTGTTTTTGTTATCAACAGGTTTGGTAAGGTAATCCCAGAAAGCCCCCTGCTTACTAGCTGGTACTTTAATAGTACCTAGTTGTCCAGAATCAACCATTGTTTTAACTTCAGACCACTGCTTCTTAGCAGCTTCCTGGGTTGCAGTCTGGGAGGCGAGCTCTTGCTCTTTCTTACCTTCAATTACATTCTTGTACTGGTTCTGCATCTTACCCAATGCATCTGTAGCACTACTCTGTAACTTACCATTCTCTTCTAGGTTGCTAATTAGGGAGTCAGCTACATCATCATCAACACCAGCATTGTTAAACTGGAGCTTCATAATGTTTCGCTGAGTTTCTATATTTTCATCGGTATCATTTACTTCCATGCTGAAGTAATCTGGTACCTGGTTTTCTTCCATAAAGGTTTCGAGCGAGTTACCCTTAGCTAAATGGTCAATAAGATTTTTAGCTTCAGGGTACTCCTCAAATATTTGATCGACCATTTGGCGCGCTGCTACTGGTATGGCTTGCTTAACATAGTCCGTCACGCCATCCACAGAGTTATCAAATGATCCTTCTACATCGTAACCCAGGTTGGTCTGAACGAGCTCGATAATGGTCGGATCATCACCGTCTCCAGCACCACCCGAATCAGGGCCGCTATCTGTAGTTTTCTTAGTGCCGTCTGCATTTAAACCAGCAGCGACATTCTCTTTTTCTTTATCAGTATAAGCTGCTACTATGGCAGCCTGTTTAGCTTCTTCAGTTGCCAAGTCTTCAGCAACTTTAGCTGCAGCAGCATCTTCAGCAACTTTCGCATCAGCTACTACTTTCGCTTCAGCAATCTGCTCTGGAGTTTTGCCTTCGTTGGCTTTCTCTAGATCTGCTGCTGTTTTCGCATCGGCGGCAACCTTATCGGCTGCGGCTTGATCTTCTGGGGTTGGGGTTGCAGGCGGGGTATCCAAAGGCCCTGGGCCTGAACTTAAGAAAGAAGAAAACGTGGTGTTTTCTAATAAGTCAGTTCCTGCTGAATCTTTATTGTTGTCCATGTGGTTATAAATTTAGATATTTATTAGTTGTCTAGTGTGGTATTGATATCTTTTATTACAAATTATTAGCCATATATAATATATATAGAGAAAATGAAATCTCTTACTTAGCCTTCTTCTTAGGTTTTTCTCCTACCACTGGGTTCTTCAGAGCAGTCTTAGCCTTTAGCTTTTCAGTTCTCTCTTTACTTCGTACTCCTTCTGCTTTTACTTCTACATCCTTCTCCTTAATATCAAGCTCTCTTGATTTAAGTTTAGTATCTTCAGTAATCTTCAGTCCCTCCTGGGTTAATTTCTGAATCTCCAGGGCATCAGGTATAGCATTATCATTGATATCCTGGTTAAACAACTCAGTCTGAGTCTCATGTAACATCTTCTCACGATCAAGATTTCTATCTTTCTCATTTTCGATAGTCTCATGATCTCTATCTTTCTGCTTATCGATGCCTTCAGCTTCAGCAGCACCTTGAGCAGCTTGTCCTTCAGCCTGGGCCTGCTCTTGTTGTAGTTGCATTTCCATCTCTTCCATTTCTTCCAGCTTATTTCTAAGCTCAGTGAAATTCTCAGAGTTAAGTATATCAGCAACCATAGAAGGTCTCATCTGATTCTGAGCAAAGGCCTGGGCCATTCCTCGCAGTTGTTCCAGTTTCTCGTTTTCTTTCTTAGAAGTCTTCACGAAGACCCCGAACTCAGCTTCCTGGTAATCTCCTGGCTCAATATTTAAGAAATGTATCTTCATATCATCTCCTACATACTGAGAGCGCTTACCTTCGATCCAGGCAAACTTAGATAGATCAATCATACCCTGAAGTTCTCTTTTCTGGAAATCCTCATAGGACATAAACAGATCTTCAGTGGTTACCGAAGACTGGAATATACTCTGCTCAGTAACAAACTTACCTTCAGAGGCAGAGGTCTGTCCTTTCCTTTGCCTGGTAATTCCTACAAACTCCTCGAGCTCTTGCTTGATATCTTTTAGATAGTTCTGCACATACTGGATATACTGATCCAGGGATGCATCCAACACCTTTATATACTGCATAGCCTGTAGCGCAGCTTTGTTGGTCTCATCAAAGAAGAAGTAACCAGTGGCTTCTGCATAGTACATCGAGGTGAACATATCCCAACCCTTCTCCTTAGGTATCATACCATAAGGGAACATGGTTAACTTGTCTTTGTTCTTGGCAATGGTAAGTTCCAGACGATACTTTATAATATTATATAGTACCTGGTAAGGGATCATTTTCTCAGTCAGTGACATACTGCGTGTGTGACGAGTGCTGTAACACTTACCATTATAAGGTAGTTTACATTTTGATGGGTTATCAAAGGTTCCTCTCTGAAATGGTATAGGGCCAAGTTCTTTATATAACTTACCATCTATACGGTATCCTTCCAGTACCTGATTTACCCACATCCATTTAACATCTTCACCATCTCGAGGTTTAAAGTCTTCATCTACTTCAAACTCAATAGGCTCTCCAAACACATCAGTAGTTGTTACCTTACCTATCTTTCGCATAGATTTAAAGGTGACATGTTTGATCTCAACCAGATTAGCCAGGTGATGGCGTGGTGTTTCATTGTATAGTTCCTGGTTATAGTCACTCCTAATAGGAGAGTCTGTTCTTTGAGATTGTTCTAACTCTTCTATCTCTGTGGGGTTAAGTGTATCATAGAACCTGTCGATTACTTCTGATACAGTCATCCACTCTGTTCTTATAGCAGCCTCTCCATCTTCAACATACTCTGTATCTGGAGAAGACACATAGGATAGATCGTAAGGATTAACCAGATCATACTCTACATTATTACGGATCACATCTTTGTAAGTAAATACAAAGTCAGTTACCATAAAATCATAGAAACCATCTCGCCATTTCCTGGTTACATCCTGGTCATCTATAATTAACCTAAGGCCACGCTGACCTTGATCAGCTCTGGCATCAGACCAGCTTTTCCTTAAATCTTTAATTACTTGTTCTGGAGGCGGTGGTGGTTCCTCTCCGCCCTCCACATCGAATCCCTTCTGCTGTAACTCAA